GTGACGTGCAAAGAATTTTTGAAGGATGTTAGGGGTCAACTTGAGGCGACGGACATCCTTCCAGAAGTCGTTCCACCTATCAGCCTGCTTGGGTAGGAAGCGTAGGAACTGCTCGTGGGTCTGCTCCCTGGTATTGAAGTCGTACTCCACAAAGTAATCCACCCGCCTGCGGAGCGCCTCGTCCAACTTCTTCAGGTGATTGGTGGTGACGAAGATGATCGTACCATCCTTGAGGCGCCCGATGCCATCCAGGCTGTTGAGGAGTCCCGAGAAGGTCACCTGGTTGCGAGCCGAGTCGTGATTCTTGCGCTCCTCGAACAGGCAGTCGATATCCTCGATGGCTATCCACGCCGACTTTGGGCAACTCTTGAAGCACCTCCGCAACATCCTGTCATCCACGTCGGGTGTGAACTCCACCGACGCCACCGACTTGCGGAACTTGCTGGCGAGGGAGTGGATCAGGGTGGTCTTGCCGGTACCGGGGGGTCCGTGAAGCATGTAGATGCGGGTGTGGGGAATGTTCAGGGACTTGTGGAGATCCCGAACCTCGTCGCTCAGGAATTTTTCGAGATCTTTGACTATATTGTCTTTCGTATCCCCTGGCAGGACGACGGATTCCATGGGTCGGTGGGGTGCAATGCCTTCCAGTGACCACCCGTGATCCATGTTCCACAGTGGAACACCCTTGTCAAAGTCCATATCGTCTCTTCCACTGTGAGCAAACTCCCTAGCGGCTTCAACCAGACTGCTGATCTCTCCAACTGTCTCCGCCTCAATGACCAGAGTGATCCCGAATACAATGTTTCCATCCCCAGGGAGATAGGGTTCCTTGTTTCTGGTCACGGTCACTTTGGTTCCTAGCACGGTGTACACACCATCCTTGACACCGAAGTCATCAATCTCTCGCTTGGTGCTATCCCACCCCTCGAACATGAGATCATCAACTTCACTCTTGACGGCGATGTAATTACAAATCGCATCGACATTGAAGTCAGGAGCGGGACCGAATGTGATTGTGACCATTCTTCTTGTGAGGTATAGAGCGGAAACCTTATATGCCATTAGAATGGATACTGTCGTGTCCATCACAAGCATTCCGTCGAGGTTCAAGTATCTCCCACAGATCGTAAAGAATCTGACCCGCCAGGGTGCCAAAGAGGTTCTGGTTAACATCCCACATGAGTACAACCGGTGGACAGGTGAGAAGGTTGATGTTCCACCCGAACTGTACTACATAGAGGGTGCCAGGGTGATCAGGTGCATCGATTACGGACCCGGTACCGTCTACATGGCACCCCTAGACATCCAGCACACTGCAAAGTACCTCTTGGCGGTGGATGATGACACTGCCTATCCCGCCAACCTACTATCGACCCTCCACGGTGCCATGGTGGAGGACCCGTGCGTGTGGTGCACCAGCGGGTTCAGGATTCCCGAGTTCTTTGAAAAGGGTGGTGGAATCCCCAGGTATCACAGGGAGGAGGTGGACGTCTCGGAGGGGTACGGGGGTGTCATGGTGGATATGGAATGGCTTCGCAACGGCAGGACGTACTTTGAGTGGATGCGGGCGGAGTACACCCAGTACGACGACCTGCTTCTCAGCAACACCATGGCTCATCTGGGAATTCCTCGCAAATCGTGGTGCGACCCCGTCCTAAACATCCAGATGATCCGCCAGTACAATTTCGGGATGGAGGAGGATGCGTTGTGGAGGCAGGGTGGAGAGGGTGGACACATGGCAACCTACGCACCGGTATTAAATAGACTTAGAGAGGATGGGCATTACAAGTACAAGACGATATGGCAGTCTGGGATTGCTTCATCTTCTACAACGAATTAGAGATCCTCGAGCGCCGAATGCATTATCTCGATTCCGTGGTGGACCACTTTGTGGTGGTTGAATCTTCCGTGACCCACAAAGGAACTCCAAAGCCCTCCTTTTATCAAGATAACAAAGGTAGGTACGCACGGTGGGCTCACAAGATTCGACACGTGTTGGTGGATGACAACCCCGTGGACACTGAGGATGCGTGGAGGCGTGAGAATCACCACCGTCAGGGGATTCTCAGGGCGCTGGGTGACGCCAAGCCCTCTGATTGGATAATGGTCTCTGACGTTGACGAGATTCCCAACAGGGGTGCGGTGTGTCTCGGGCGGGACAGTAACATCGTCAATGCCACGGCATTCCACATGATGGCATTCCAATACTCACTCGACTGGATGCAGACGTTCGAACCGTGGTTCGGGACGGTGATGCTCCGAATGGATCAGATGCCACCTGGTGGTCCACAGGAGTTGCGGGACAACAGGTGGAAGTATCCACACCACCGATTTGCTGGGTGGCATCTCTCGAGTTTTGGATCTCTGGATCACGTCTACAACAAGGTCAGGGAGTATGCGCATCACGCAGATGAATCGTGTGTTAAGACGACTCGGGAGTCTCTGGCTTCTGACATTGCGGCGGGGGTCTTGGGTGGTACACACAAGCTCACCCCCACACCACCCCTTGCTCTCAACTCTATGCCTCGTAGTCTCGTAGAGCCACTCCCACTGGAAACCGAGGAACCCCCGTCCGAGTCAGTTCCTGGTAGCGCACAGTGAGTTTCTTGCCCACGTGTTCCTTCCAATTCGCCCACAGTTCCCGACGGTACTCTTGGGTCCCCTCGGGGCGTACGGTGAATCGGTCGCCCTCCTGAGTGGTGCACTCCCATATGATTGTACCCACATCCCGCCCCTTGCCCTCCTGGGCTCCCACGATCAGATACTCCTGATCCTGGAAGCGCTTGTGCTTGATCAGACTGGCAGATCTCTCGTTGAGGCAGTAGACCCCATCGGGGTTGCGAGCAATCACACCCTCGTAGCCGTATTTCATGTACTCGTCCACCATCGGGTCCACCTTGGTTCCGTGGACATTCCTGAGGGTCGGGACCAGTTCGAAACCGTTGACCCACTGGAGGGTCTCCAGGTACTTCAGGCGCTCTCGCCAAGTGGCGTCAGGGTTGTCCAAGAGGTAGCAGTCAAACACGTGGAAGTGTAAGACTTTGCAGTTCTCAGAGGGTGTGGAGCGCCTCACACACCCGCTCAACTCTTCGAATGTCATCTTGCGGGTGTAGAGTTCGCCGTCAAGCCACGTCCGTGCGGAAATGTTGTGGTTCTCGAGGTGGGGGACGCTCGTGATCTTCTTGCCCATCCGAGTGATGAAACCCTTTTCGTAATTGTACATAGCCCTGACACCATCCAACTTGGGCTGGAGGTCATACACCGCATCTGGGTTTCCACGCTTGTCCCAAGAATGAGCGAGCATGGGAAGTATCACCTGGTTATCCAGCTGGGACGGGTCCTCCACGTCCCCCTTGTCCTTCCGCTTGTTCCAGAACGAACGAGCCTGCAATTCAGCCTGCTGCTCGACCGTCCGCTTGACCTTGCCTTCGGGTACGAGGAGGTTCGTCTCCTGCATCTTGCCTCCCTCGACCCCCCAGACCCGCTTGACAATCCAGGGTCCCGTGGTATCGGAGGTGGTTGAGTGTGTTGAGACAGTCCATATTACAACATGCCCGTGCTTGTCTCGAGAGTACAGAGTTTCCTCCATATTTAGAGAGGTATAGACACATACTTTTAAGTTCAAATGGCTCCTCAGTTTGCAGAAATGAACGGTCGCAAGTTAATCGTTAACCAGACGTGGGCGGGTATTATGGCAGCCTACGTGGATGACATCCCCTTCCGCAATCACGTGGGGAATGGCGCAATCTTTGAGCAGGATATGATCACTGATATGATCGAACCCTACATCAAGCGTGCCAAGTACATCTTTGACATCGGGGCGCACACGGGTCACCACACGGTTCCGTACTGCCGGTTGAACCCTGACGCCATCATCCAGTCCTTCGAGCCTCAGCCAGAGATGTTCGAACTCCTGTCCCTCAACGTGATGAACAACAAGCCTGCGACAGATAAGGTTCAGTTGTACAATTTGGCGCTGGGTGACAAACACGGCACCGCCGAAATGCAGGCTGACACCTTTGGTGGGTCGGCTCACCTGGGGAAGGGTGGTCACCCCGTGAACTGTACGACCCTGGATGCCCTGAACCCCAAGGGGTGTGATTACATGAAGATTGATGTTGAGGGGTACGAACCGTTGGTGGTGGCGGGAGCCACCCAGACCATCAAGAAGTTCCGCCCCTTCATAGTGTTTGAGGACAACGGGTCGAGCAAGGACAACGGCATCACCGATCTGGACATCCACCAGATGCTCAGGGACCTCGAGTACCAGATACACGAATTGGTGTATGACAACTACCTAGCCGTTCCGTTGGTTAAGAGTAAATTTAAAAATTGTAGTGGCATAGTAAAGGCGTGATGTCTTCTGGACCCCCACCAGTTGTGGATATGAAACGATACGCACGGATACACCCCCCTGAAAAGCCAATCTTCGAATGGAACATGATGAATGTGTGTATCATCATAATGTTTTTCACCTTTGTGGGTTTGTGGATGAGGGCTACGGAGATTCGGCAGAAGCGCAAGATCTCCACGCGCCGGGTCGATGACCCAGAGCCTTCAGGGCTTCCTTGATGGGTTTGGTCTTGCTTATTTTATTGAATGATATGTTGTTTATTACATCGTACTGCTGGGGTGTGATTCCGTATGATGCCATGAGTTTGGGGTCATTCATTTGATGCAGGAGCATCAGAGTGTCTCGATCCGGGAGTCCCCTCATCCTCTTCTCTCTCATTTTCTGATTTGAGAATTTCGTCCACGATGTGCCATTTTTCATGGACACATCGGGGATCTTCTTATCCATTAGTAGTATGGGGTGGTACACACTTGCCAGCCAAAAGTAGTCAATGAGTTCCCATGTTGGGTCGCTATCATACGTGTCACCCTCTGCCATGAGTTCGAAGGGAGTGGGGTTCAACTCTTTGAGTCCCATGTGGATATTGCTGTGTACCAGGTCTGCCACATGTCCGTGATCCCCGTGTTTACGCCCGATCTCCTTCATCGGATCACCGTCCCCACCCTGGCACATCATGGAGTAGAGCCACTGCTTTGAATCTTGAAAGTAGTCCCTCATTCCAGGAAACTTGATGGTGTTGAGGAATGTGCGACAGTCCCCTCGTGCCTCGAATGCCAGTGTGGTCAGGTGGGTGTGGTCCATGGTGGGACTCTCCCTCGCCCCGATCTCCACCATCTGGTTTATGGAGAGAGGGGGGCATTGGAGACAGTCGCAGAAATTGATCTTCTCTATGGTGTGGACGACGATGATGGTGGCTCCGAGCGACAACTTCTTCCCGTAATCCAGAATGCTCTTGTCCAGGGTGTACGAATCCACCAGAACGTGTGCATGGGACTCCCTCAGTTGGTCCCCGACATCCGACATCCGACTAACCTCGACCCACCTCCGATTCTTGAGCGCCACCTTGCACAGGTAACTCTTTCCCACCCCCACGCCACCATAGAGGCAGATTATGCCATTGTCCTCTATGATGGTTACTAGGGTATTCAGGACATCTAGGTGTCCGACAAAATTCGTCAGACGATTATCTTTGTGGAACTTAAGGAATTTGTCCATGATACCTGATGATATAAAGGACCTCATTTTTAAGGATGACTTCTTTCGGTACCGAGTCCAACCATTTCTGTATTGCCTGGCGGGGTCGCAACTTCTGGTTGTCGGTCTCCTGCTATTTGCTCTACTACAATTTCACTCGGTGAAGAAGGCTGTTCAGACTCTACCGTAACCGCTGCGAGTGCGGATGGATTCTTGACACGATCGGAAACCATCCCAAGCCCCTTGAGCTGGGAGAGCTCTGAGATGAGACTCGCATGCTGTTGGTCGGATGAATGGCTCGGAACCCGCAGGGTCCCCGCCTCCCTGTGGTCATTGACCCTCTTGCGGAATGCTGAGATGACACCGTCTGTCTTCTTCTTCTCCACCCTATTGTCAAACATCTCAATGGGGCGAACGAACAGGATCTCGGGGCGACTGAAAGCAGTCTCGGGCTTGTCCTTCTTCTCTGGAAACTTCTTTTCAAATTTCCCGACAACATAACTGGGAACGGGTGGTGACTGCTCGATGAGACGGTCGTACTCACCCCTCATAATGTCAACGAACGGACTGCCGTCGTGAGCCCTCTCGGTCCGTGGGAGAGTCAGCTCAAGCCGGATGCTCCGAGACAGTTTGCCGTAATGAACACTGCTGACACGGTGTGACTCCATCAGTTCCGACACCTTGAGGAACTGCATTACGGTAGTCAGGATGGCAGCAAACAGGTTGAGAGCGCCGATGGCGGCGGGAACGTACTCCTGCCACGACACGGGGAACGTCTCTTGTGCAAAGTTTGCTGTACCTGTCACCGTGCTGATCACAATTATCGGTAGGGTCATCCTCATGTTCATGTTCTTGAAGCTCGTGTATGCAGCATAATGCATGTACCTGTAACAAGCCGCCTGCTCACCCCAACGCTGGAGGATCTTCTCGTGCTGCCCATGCCATATGCGGGGTCCAATCTTCTTTTCGCCTCTGGGTGAATGCTCACCGTCTGAGTACGTCATTGCATACCTTAGCACTATAAAGTTTTCCACGAATAATAATACAACAAGAATGTCCCTCGAAGTGATCATGGGCAGCATGTTTTCTGGCAAATCCACTGAACTCATCAGGCGCATCCGTCTTCAGCAGGTCATGGGTAAAACGGTGAGGGTGGTGAATCACGCTCTCGACAATCGCAAGGGGTGCCTCGAGACCGTTCGGACCCACGACGCCACCGAGTTCCGGGCAGTCAAGTGTCCCAAACTGCTGTCGGCAATGTTTGATGATGTCGATACGGTCGCAGTGGATGAGACTCAATTCTTCTCGAACATCAGAGAGTGGGTGGAGGAGGGGGTAGCCAGGAACAAGCACATCATCATGGCAGGGCTGGACGGGGACTTCAAGCAGCAGAAGTTTGGTGAACTGCTTGACATCCTACCGTTGGCAGACAAGGTTACGAAATTGAGAGCCCTGTGCATGTTCTGCAAGGATGGTACCCCAGGTCCGTTCACGTACCGGAATCCTGGGGTGGGTCAGGGCGAGCAGGTGCTGGTGGCTGCCGAAGATTGCTACAAAGCGGTCTGTCGCAAGTGTCTTACTGCACCTGCCTACGCCTAATCTTCTCCAGCCATTCCAAGAAGCGTTTCGACGGCTTCTTGGTTGCGGTTGTTGATGTTGCCGGGAGCCCCAAGACGACGCACCGCACGGTTTCCACCACCACGGGGACCCCTGATAGCCATCCCCGTCGCATCTTCTAAGAGCTGCTGCTCATTCTCGATTCTCATCCTATTGAACCTCCTAACCAGAGACATGATGATCACTTCACCCACACGCATGCCAATGTTATTACACAAGGTCAAAGCGTATCCATACAGAGCAACCATAATTTTTATCAGGCCACCTGAAACCATCCGTCCAGTTGCGGCATTTGCCGACACCAGTATGCGTTCTGCATACTTGCGATCGCTTGCAACCTTCGAAAGAACGGTTGCGAAATCTGGCATTTTACTGGTTATGGCTCCTCCGACTCCTCCGACTCCACGTTTGAGGAAGTATGAAACATTCGACATCGACCCCGCAGCCGTCTCAGCAGCCATGGCGAGTCCAGCTCCCGCCATTGCACCGTGACCAGCGGCTACAGCGTTGCCCACGCCCGGCTTTGCAATCAGCCTATTGAAGCGCTCCTTCATGGAGTTTGCAGGCATCGTAAAGAACTCGGTTGCGCGTTGCTCCATGACGCCGACCATCACCCCAACCGCTGCACCACCCGCTGCACCCATCGCAGATATAGTTTCGGTCACTTTAAGTAGCATGGGCGTGAGTGCTGCCAGGTACTGCAGGAGTGTTACTTGGTGTTTGTGATCATACGCCCCCCGCAATTTCATATTGGCTGCGTAAGTCCCTCCCGCCAATGCGGCGGTAAGCATCATCAGCAGGAAACCGTAAACGAGCATGAGTTTCAAGATGTTGTTCATCCGCTCGTTTGTCTGGGGAGTCACATCGACCCCCAGACGGCTGACGATTTTACCGATGACGCTCAACTCGCGTGCGTTGAAAATTTGCACCTGGGTTCCTGGAACCAGATTGTTCCTATCATTATTGATTGCAAGTTGTTGTCGGTTCATCACTTTGTATATGATTTAACGCAGAAAAAATTCTTGGTATCTAGTATATCAATGCATTGCTCCAGGGAACACTACTCGCCCGAGCCCGGCGCCGTGATCCAGCGCCCCAAGAATCGCACCATCCTCGACAGGTGCGAGGTTCGCACCGCTCTGATTGTCCTCATGCTTCTGGTGGTACTCAAGAAGCTCAAGGTGCTTTAAATCTTCATATAGTGTATGGCAGTTGTTAAGTTGCGTCGCAGCTCCAAGAGTGACAAGAAGTGGATGGTCACTTTTGAAGATGGTAAGGTGGTTCATTTTGGTGCCCGGGGTATGTCGGACTACACGTTCCACAAGAACCCGATGAGGATGCGGTCCTACGTGGATCGTCATGGGGGGAGGGTCCCCAAGGCGCTTATGAAAGAGACTGATCCCCGTAGGGTACATAAGATGATGCTGGGGGTCAAGACCAGCACCAGAGAGAAGTGGGACAAGTCGGGGTTGAGGACACCAGGTTTTTGGAGCAGGTGGCTCACCTGGAGTCTCCCAACCATGGGTGGCGCCAAGAAGTTCATCGAAAAGAAGTATGGCGTCCGATTTGTCTAATTACCATGCAGATGTTCCAAGATGTGTTGGTTGCATCCAACGTCGCCCTGATCGCATGTGTAATCTTATCGTTCATCCACCAAACCAAGTAATTAAAGTTGTAGGACGAAAATAATTCAAAGGTGGAAGCAATGGCTTTTCATCAGCGCATCCTAGAGGACATTGCTATGTATGTACCCTACGAGGACACTGATGAACAGCGGCAGGCTGTGTGGGACGCTGAGATGCTACTGAAGGACCTCCGACCCCTGTACCGTCAATTGAGCCTGAAGGTTCGTCGGTACCGCAAGGACAGGTCGAAGTACCTCCTCACTACTCTGGAGAGGAGGAAGATCGTACATCGGAGGTTAAACCAGGCGGAGGATATTCTTGCCTGGAGCCTCGGCCATTGAAAAAATTATTAAGTTCCCTAACATTTCTATTCATCTCTTTGAGATCCCTGCGGATGTCAAAGAGAGGTTTGCGTACCAACAGGGCTCCGACCACTATGGATGCACATACAAGGAGCATCATTCACTCCCCTGTAAGCATACCAACACAAGTTATCACGTGGAAACACACGTGCCACGGGAGGAAGTCCCCACCCCTGAGATGGGCATTCCACGACTTTAACCACGAACTGAAAACCAAGATGCCCATATTGGCATTTGGGTTCGGTTGAACCCCATGAACCACGGCGGTACTCACTGCACAGACTCGATCCAGGTTGTATCTCCACCCTGGCTTGGGGTCTCTCCAGTGGTTTGCGCTCACAAGAGCCATCCCACAATCAACAGCTCCACGGATCTTTCGACCCCTGCGGAGGTTTATGATCCCTGGTATTACGAAGCATACGCTTGTCACCACGAGGGGAAGCATCTCTGGTATGTACTCAGAAGAAAAGGTCGTGGCGATACACATGCGACTTGTATTGGATCTCTGGGTTGTCCCACACGGAGACCGACTCGTTCCCGTAAATCTCCTGGCAACCAATGTCATCAGTGCAATCACGACCGTCCATGGTCAGGGGGACGGAGTAGTTGTTGTGACCGTTGCCACCCGTGCTCCAGTAGTGAAAGCGGTCCCGATGCCCCCTGACGGGCTTGGCGTAGATGGGGCGGAGGTCACCGTTCTCGTCTTCGCTCTTGAGGAGACCCACCTGGTGGGGTGCCTGGGGGCGCCAGTACTTCTGGATCGGGGCGGGGCGGTACTCTGGGAGATCCACCAGCGCCTCGTGAGGGCGCTCGACCACCATGCTCTCGAGGGGGGCTGGCTGGTTCATCGGGACCACGTCGCCGTACTGGGGAATCTTCGTGTGGATGATGTACCCCATGATGGCGCCGACGAGGATGATGGACGCAACGATGAGTGCAATGTTAAAACGTTTCATTTATATGTGTAGAGATAATGTTTATATTAGGCATTGATGTAGGCATCATCAACCTTGCTCTGGTTCAGATTGAGATTGATGATGAATCGTGGGTCATAAAGAGGGTGTGTGCGTGCCATCGAGTGGACACGACTCGCCTGACAAATTCTCGAGAGACGACGGATCGAGTTGTTGCGACAGTCGAGAAGTTTAAGATGGTGTTTGACACGTCAGACGTGGTTCTGATAGAGAGACAGCCACTGACTGGACTCACGGGAGTCGAGGAGTTACTGTTTTATATGTTTCGCCAGAAGTGTCACAAGATTTCACCCAACTCCATGCACAAGTTTTTCGGAATCAACACCTTGGACTACGAGGGGCGCAAGGTGCAGACGGTGGCTCGAGCGCGCCCGTGGCTCGAGGATCACGAGGGGTGGTCGAGAAATCCGGAACGTCAGCACGACATGGCGGACGCAATGTGTATAATCCTGTGGTGGTGGGAACACAACCGCCCCAAGGGACCTAACGTTTGGGAGTGTTATAGATGTATATCATGATTAGGAACAGAATTACAACCTTGAACATAAACTCCTGCACACTCCTCTCGTGAATCGTGTGGTGAATCCTGTACCAGTTTTTCTCGTCCACGTCATGGATACCGGGATTCAAAATCCTGTAGCGGTTGTTGGTCTCAATAGTGTCTCCACCCTGATACCTAGACGCCCCAGCCTCCTGTGATATCATGGTGTACTGGGATCCCTCGAGAGGTCTGTACTTTGAGCCATATCCGGTGCTCGTGTTGACGTAGGTAATACTGCTCACAAACTTAAAGACACTCGACTTGGACAGGAAGTCGCTGATCTTATCGAAGTTGTAGGTCTTGCACCTGCCTATGCACGGGAGGTGGAGCACCCGATCCGTGTAGTCCGTGTCACCAAAGGTCGTATCAAACACCTGAATGAGCCTCCTGTGCCCCT